GGGTCAACAGTAATTGCTAGTAAACTTCTTAATAGACAATATATGGGTATTGAAATAGATAAAAATTATTATGATATTGTACAGGATAGAATAGCAGTATCATCAACAATACAGGAGTTTATACAATGACAAATTCTAAACATTTGTTACATAGAACACTTGATATTGGAAGTGGCCTGATACTATCAATCATTATACAATTGACAGTATTTCCATTTTATGGTATATACATTGAGGTATGGGCAATGTTTCACCTTGCGATTATATTCATGGTCGTAAGTATTATAAGAAGTTATTTATGGTCAAAATACATTTTTAGGTACAAACAATGAAAACATATATTCATGTAAATCAACATATCATTCGTGCTAACAAAAAGAACAACGAAAACAATCCTGTTTTAACTGTAAAACAAGGTAAGAAAAATACCTATTGCCATGAGGTTTCAATAAAAGGACCTTCAACAGTAGTTTATAGTGGCAATGAAAAAACATTATTACCTTGTGGTGCAAGAGTAGCTGTAGTTACAGAAAGTGATGTAGAGTTTGTAAGATGAGAGTTTTTTGTATAGGCAATGGTGAAAGTAGACAAGGTTTTGATTTAGAACAATTACGACCTCACGGTAAAATATATGGTTGTAATGCCATCTATCGTGATTTTACACCTGATGTTTTAATTGCAGTTGACCATGGTATTGAACATGAAATATACCATTCTGGTTTAGCACAAAAGATACCTTGTTATTTTAGAAATTGGCAAAAAGTACCTGCTATGCATTACGAGATGATGGTTTATGGTAGTATTACAAATATTACAAGAGATGAATTAAAAGAATATTATGATTCTCATAACGAAAATGAAAGAGGCGATTCTAAAGAATTTGTATTTCATGGTTCAACATTAGAAGGTTTAGCAAAAATTATACAACAAGAAGAAGCAAAAGGTATGACAAGAGAAGTTATACAAAAAAGAATTAAACATTCTGGTATTCATGTATCGTGGATAAAAGAACCTGATATGTCCCATGATGTAAGAGATGTTATACCAAATTACAGAGATTTAGGTTGGGCTGCTGGAGCAACAAGTGCTAGAGTGGCAGTAGATAGAGAAAAACCTGTAAAAGAGATTTTTATGATAGGTCATGATTTGTATAGTAAAACCGCCACAGTAAATAATTTATATAAAGGTTCTAGACATTATGTAACACCTCAAAACTCACCTACGCCATGCGATAATTGGATTACACAATGGAAGGCAATGTTCGTAGGTTATCCAGATATAAAGTTTTATAAAGTAAATGAGAAAGGTGCTGAGGGTGGTGATAATGTGAATAGGACAATACAAAACTGGCACGGAGTAAAGAATTTAGACTATATCAATTACTCAACCATGCTTGACATTGTTGAAAAAAAATGATATCCTGTCTAAGAAAATGTATAAATAGTCATGTAGCGAGTGCTACAATACTTAAATACAACAATATATTAATACGAAAATACGGAGTACAAATATGGATTTTGAATCTTTAAAAACATCCAATAGTGGTTTTGATAAACTTACAAAAGCACTAGAAGAAAACCTCAATCCTGAGGACCAACAAAACAAAAACAAATATCAAGATGACCGAATCTGGAAACCAGAGCTAGATAAAACTGGTAATGGTTATGCAGTATTGAGATTCTTACCAGCAAGTGAAGGTGAAGATATGCCATGGGTCAGATTATGGTCTCATGCATTTCAAGGACCTGGCGGCTGGTTTATTGAAAACAGTCTAACAACATTAGGTCATAAAGACCCTGTATCAGAAGAAAACACAAGATTGTGGAACACAGGCGTGGATTCTGATAAAGATATTGCTAGAAAAAGAAAAAGAAAGTTATCATACTATTCTAACATTCTTGTTGTTAGCGACCCAAAACATCCAGAAAACGAAGGTAAAGTTTTCATATTCAAATTTGGTAAAAAAATATTTGATAAGATAACAGAAGCAATGCAACCTGAGTTTGATGATGAAACACCTATAAACCCATTTGACTTTTGGAAAGGTGCAAACTTCAAACTAAAAATTAGAAAGGTTGATGGTTTTTGGAACTATGACAAGTCAGAATTTGAGGCTGTTTCCCAAATAAAAGATAGTGATGATGAAATCAAAACTATTTGGGGAAAACAATATCCTCTAAAACCTTTCCTTGACCCTAGTAATTTTAAAACCTATGATGAACTCAAAGAGAAACTGAATAGGGTAATTACAGGGACAGGAAACTCAGCTGAAACTGTTGAAGATGTGGACCTCCCGCCTGAAACATCATCTAAGACAAAAGTAACTGAGAAAAGTCCTGTGAACGCTATGTCTGAAGCTAGTGATAGTGATGATACACTAGATTATTTTAGTAAATTAGCTCAAGAATAGTATCTCTCTCCGTTCATAGTAACTTGAAACCCAGCGAGAAATCGCTGGGTTTTTTATATAAATAATAGTATGCCAAGTATATTTGACACAATTAGCAATCAAAGAGGTGGACAAGAAAAGTCTGCCACATGGTACAGAAATGCTGTAGCTTCTATCGCAGATAAGGTAACAGCACGAAAGTTAATGAATCAAGGTCGCATTTTAGCTAGACCTTCTGCTGGTCGTTTAAACTTATTTTTTTATGACCCTAAGACTAAAGCTAAATTACCATATTACGATACATTTCCTTTAGTTTTACCTTTAGAGGCATTTAGAGGTGGTTTTATGGGTATTAACTTTCACTATGTATCACCAATGATAAGATTTAGATTACTAAATCAATTACAAAGGTTTGCTACAAACAATAAATTTGATAGCACAACAAGATTAGATGTAGGATATACTAGAGTGGCAGGATTAGAAAGGGGAAAACCTACAATTAAAAAATACTTGTATGGTCATGTGCGTTCTGGTTTTTTAAGAATAGACGCTAATGACGCTCCAACAGCAGTATATTTACCTGTTGAGCAATTTAAAAAACGAAGTGCAAGTTATGTTTACGGACAAAGTAGAGGTATATAGTGGCAATACTAAGAGGCGGAACTAGAATATTTGGGTCAGATGTAAGAATAGGATTATCTAGAGATAAGTCTTTAGAAAATGTAACTAATGACCCACGATTAAGACAAAAACCTGGTGGTGATAGGCAATCCACTATGGGTAGATTTCATAGTTATGTAAGTGAAGCTGAGGGTATGGCTCGTAAGTGTAAATTCTATACGAGTTTTCAATTACCAAAAGGTCATAACGGCATTGCTTCAGGATTTAATCCATTATATAACACAACACCACCTGTTGGCAGTAATCAAAAATTAGCGTCAGAGGTAGGTGAAGAAGGTATAGGTTTTTCACAAGGCGCTCAATTAAGAGCTGTAGAAAGTCAACATAGAAAGCGTGTTCAAGCATTTTGTAAAGATATAACAATGCCACAAAGAATGACAAAAATGACACCTCATCAAATATATGGACCTGCTAGACAAATGGTAACAGGAATGACCCTGGCGGAAGAACCTGTACAATTTACAGCTACATTTATGTGCGATAAGTTTTTAAGAGAAAGAACATATTTTGAATTGTGGCAACAAGCAGGTATAAACACCAATTCATTTAATGTAAACTATTATGATGAGTATATATCACCAGTAGAGATATTTCAATTAGGTGGTTTTGAGGGTGCTCAAGAAAGAAATAGTATTACTTACGCTGTATCAATTTTAGATTGTTATCCTACATCAATTGGTGAAATATCATATAGTTCAGCTGATGACGCTCTAGTTGAATTTACAGTTACATTCGCATACAGATATTGGATTAACTATTTTATTGATAAAGCAGGACAGATACAAATAGGTGATTCAGACTTTAAAGCACCAGAAATAAAAGCAGGTGGTCCTTTAGGTGGTTTATTAGGTAATCTACCAGCACCATTAAGAAGAGCTGGGCGTGATGTGATTTCTGATTTGAAACGAAGATTGCCTATTGGCGATATTACAGGTGGTCGTGTATTCCCACCATTTAATATTGGTGGTGGATTTATCCCACCTATCAACATTTAGTATAAATAGTATTAGTATATTATAGGAGAAGATTATGGCATTACCTAAGGTGGAAACACCAACATATGAATTGACTTTGCCTTCAGCAGATGTGGTGATAAAGTATAGACCTTTTCTAGTTAGAGAAGAAAAAATATTATTATTAGCACAAGAAGAAGGTAAACCTCAAGGTATACAAAATGCAATTATGGATATTGTAAAATCGTGTACCTTTGATAGTTTTGATGTGGCTAAAGCGCCAATGTTTGACATTGAATATGTCTTTTTGAACATACGAGCAAAATCTGTGGGTGAAGTTCAAGAGATAAGAGTATTATGTCCAGATGATAAAAAAACATATGGCAAGGTTGAAGTTAATTTAAGTGAAGTTATGGTTCAAGTTGATGATGAACATACTAACAAAGTTATAATTGATAAAGCAAGGAATTTAGGTGTTGTATTTAGATACCCTTGTTTAGCTGATATGACTGATGAATTAGTAGATTCTAAAACAGACATTAACAATATTATGGACCTGATTATAAAATCTGTTGACCATATTTTTGAGGGTGATAAAATTTACCCAGCAAAAGAGGCAACAAAAGATGAACTAAATGATTTTTTTAGTGATATGAATCAGGACAGTTTTGGGGAAGTTAAAAAGTTTTTTGAAACTATGCCAAGATTAAGGCATGAAATAGAAGTAGAAAACCCTAAAACTAAAGTAAAAAGTAAAGTTGTTTTATCAGGTGTAAATGATTTTTTCGTATAAGCCTTGCTCATAACACTCTAGAGGCATATTACGAAGTTAATTTTGCATTAATGCAACACCACAAATATTCTCTAACAGAGATTGAAAATATGTGGCCATGGGAAAGAGAAATATATGTTGGGTTGCTACAACAATTTGTAAAAGAAGAAAACGATAGAATTAAGAAGGAGAGAAACAGATGATACCTATGGAATTATTGTCAATGTTGGCTAGTACGGTCCTTGGAGGCGTGCTATCTATCATGGCTCAAAAAGCAAAAGACGCCGCTGATAGAGAAAAAGCATTTATGGCAAGAGCCGATTTTGCAGCTAAACAAATAGACAAAGCAAGAGATGTGCAAGACCCATTTACCAAACACACAAGGAGATGGATTGCATTAATATCAGTAATTAGTATTTTAGTAATACCTAAACTAGCACCATTTATAGACCCAACAATGCCAATCTATGTGGGTTATACTGAAACAGTAAGCTCAGGTTGGTGGATATTTGCTAGTGATTCAGATATGACACAATGGAAACCGTTAAGCGGTTTAGTTATAACACCACTTGATACTCATGTTGTCAGCTCAATAATCGGGTTATATTTTGGAGGAAGTTTAGTTCGTAGATAATTATGGCTGACTTATTAGCACCAGAAGAAGCACAAAAAATTGGAACAGCGATAGCTGCTCCAATAAAAAGTATGTTGCCTGTACCTGTCGGTGCAGGTGGTATTCAACCTCAACCTATTGAGGGTGAAGTTATACCTGCTGGTTCTAGAATGCCTGCTACACAAAAAGATAGTCCATTAGTTAAAATGTTTAAAGAATTTCTTAAAATGATTAAGAAGATGATTGATAATTCTAAAAAACAAACACAAGCAATTGAACAAAATACAGATGAATTAAAAGAAGTAGCAAAACCAGGTACAGAAAGAGACCCCACTAAAGCTTTAGGTCAAAAAGAGGTTGATAAACTAAGGTCTGAGAGAAAAGATGAACAGATAAGGATGAAAATGGAACAAGATGAGTTAGATGAGATGAGTGTGGAAGAAGCTGGTGGTGAAAGAGGTCAAGAATTAAAAAGGTCAATTGATTCTAGAAAAGAAAATATAGAGGGTATTGAAAACACAATTCGGGACGCTGGTTTTGCCGTTGAAGAATTAAAAGAGGGTGTAGCTGATTTTAA